ACGATGCAAAAGAAGGCTTGAACTTGGAAGAGAAATAGAGTTTAATTCCTTCAGTTAAGGAATAACTCCCATGAACGAAGAACAACTCCAGAAAATAAAAGACAACCACTACGATGACCGCCCTGACAAAAGCGAGTGGTTTCTTGAGGTGCGAGAACGTGCGAAGTTAATCTCTCGCAACAACGTCGAGCATTACGCGCCACATAAGGCAGCATTGGCGTTATTCCTTTTATCTCAGGGCGCAAGGATAACCGAGATTTCCAAGAAAACTGGAATTGGGCGTGAAGTAATTCGTGGGCTGGAATGGCGGCATAACGACACACTAGAGACAAAGCGGAAAGAGTTCTCCATGCGTTACGCTATTGCCGCGCAGGAATACACTGACTTGCTGTTTGAGAAAGCCACACAGCTATTTGACGATCCAGATAGTCTTGCCAAAATTTCTCCTGAGAAGCTGGCGATTACTGTTGGCATCCTTACTGACAAGGCAGCGCAGCTTACAGGTATGGCAACCACAGTTGTGGAGCATCGCAAAGGAGCAAGCCTAGATGATGCAGCAAATCTCATCAATGAAGCTAGATCGCGTATTGCTAAAGGTAAGGTAATCGAAGCTGAGTTACTATGATTTGGAGACCACATCAAATACTAACTCCTCCAACGGATGAAGAGTTAATCCAGATGACTCCTGAAGAGGTATTGTCTATCCATCGCATCTACCATGAAGCGATTGAGAATGCTGAGAAAGACCCGTATGAGTATGGGTTTCGATTACCTCACTGGACAAAAGCTGAAGAACAATTACACGAAGTCAATGAAATCCTAGCTTTGGGAGGCAACAGGTCAGGGAAAACTCAATGGGGTGCATTCTCTGTTGTCCGAGCCGCAGTTGATAATCCTAATTCTGAGATATTCTGCTTCGCTCAAACATCCGAGGTCTCGATTAGGCAGCAACAAAGCGCAGTATGGGCATGGTTGCCAGAATATCTGAAGACAAAGTTTACAAGCGCAAGTGCTTACATTTCATACAAAAAGAAAACTGGCTTTACTGATTCGTCGCTAATCTTGCCAAACGGTTCACAGATCATATTTAAGACGTATTCACAATATCAGAACAACCCAACAATCCTAGAGGGTGCGGAGCTTGGTTCTAGGAATCCAGTATGGCATAATATCGGTGTATGGCTGGACGAGTATCTTCTTGGCCCTGAACTGATAAACACCCTGCGATTCCGTCTAGCTACTCGTAACTCCAAGATGCTTGTCACGTTTACTCCTATTGATGGGTGGACTGAAGTAATCAAGGAGTATCTCGATGGAGCAACAACTGTTGAAAGCCGTGAAGCTGAACTACTTAATAACGAACTTGTTCCGTATGTCCAGCGATCCAAGAAGTTAAATGCTTCCGTGCATTACTTCCATTCTCAGGACAACGCCTTTGGTGGATATGAACGGATTAAAGAAACGCTAAAAGGAAGGACACGCGAGGAGATTCTAATCCGCGCATACGGTGTGCCAATGAAGTCACACGCTACTAAATTTCCTAAATTCAACAAAGTTGTGAATGTGGTTGATCCTGAGAAGATTCCTAAAAACAACGTCACAAAGTATCATGTAATCGACCCTGCTGGATCGAAGAATTGGTTCATGTGCTGGATTGCAATGGATGAGACTGGAACAATGTGGGTGTATCGTGAATGGCCTGGAGTTGACGTAGGTGACTGGGCTGAGTGGCGATCTGGAAAGTGGATGCCTGGAGAAGGTGCTAAAGGACAAGGATTTGGTATCCGTGACTATGTGGAACTGATCGAGGAACTAGAAGGTGACGAGGAAATCTTTGAACGGTTAATTGACCCTCGACTTGGTGCTGCAAAGTATCAGGTGCAAGATGGTTCATCCTCGATTATCGAAGACTTGAATGATGCCGGTATGGTTTGCATTCCTGCGCCTGGACTAGATATTGACGATGGATTGCAAGCATTGATTGGGAAAATGGCATGGGACACAAGTAAGCCACTAGATGCCGTTAATCGTCCCCATTTCTACATCAGTTCTGACTGCGAGAATATTATTCAAGGATTATCTGAATACACTGGAGAAGGTGGGTTGAAGGAAGCATGGAAGGATGTGATTGATGTTTTACGCTATGCTGCAATCTCTGGAATAGATCATGTTGACAATTCTGTCAGTTTGGTTACAACTCAGGGCGGTGGAGGCTACTAATATGAATACGAAAAAAGAAGCAAAGAAACGAGGGCGACCAGCAAAGGTTGTAGAAGAGATTATTGTGGAACTACCAGAAGCCCCATTGCGAGCAATGATTGTAGGAATTTGCAATAATCCGACATGGCTAAAAGCGCGAATTGATGGATTTAGCGTTAATGTTAAGTGTCCAGCGCAATTATCAAAACGCTTGCTAGGGAAGGAAGTTGATGTTATGCTTGTCAATTCCGACCTTGAGGACTACTACCAATACATACCATGAATGACGTTCAGCAATTAGAAGATGAGTCTCTTGTTTATTTAGACAAGAAGCCTGATATTAACGCATTATCTGACGCTTATGACACTTGCTTAGTTGATCTTGATTATTATTTTGAATCATGCCTACGGTCATACAATGATCGGCGCAACATTTGGGATGGCAAATCTGATGACTTACGCAAGAATGGTTCAAATGCATTCCCGTGGCAAGGTGCTTCCGATCAAGAGGTGAACGTAGTTGGTGAGCGCATCGACATGTATGTTGCTTTATTTGACCAAGCCCTCCAGCGTTCCCACATCAAAGCATTTCCTACGTCGATGGCAGCAATGCCTAAAGCGGCAGTAGTATCTGGTTTCCTTAAGTGGATGCGATCATCTTACATTCCTGACTTTAAACGTCAAATGGAGCTTGGTGGCAACTACCTAATGGAAAAAGGAATCATGGTTTCCTACATTGGATGGAAGCGTGAAAAGCGTTCCTACCTACAAAGTGTAAGTCTTGAAGAGATTCAACAAGCATCACCTGACCTAGTAGAGTTGATTCTTAGTGAGCAAGATGATGAAATGCTTATTGATTTGATTCAGCAATCATTTCCTGATCTTTCTACCAAGAGAGCAAAGAAATCAATTAAAGACCTTCGTAAGATGGGTGTGGCTGAGATTCCTATCTCTCGTCAGACTGTTGACTGCCCAGTTGTTTACTCATGCGCTCCTGACGGTGAAGTAATGTTTCCATCGTATATTTCTGACCCACAACGCGCACCATACATGTTCTGGCGCACATTCCTCACAGCGCAAGAGCTAGAGAAGAAGGTGACCAATGAAGGATGGGATCGCAAATGGGTAGATAATGCCATCGAAACACTTCGTGGTAAAGATTCTATGTATCTCGATGGCGAGAAAGTAAAAACCCAAACTCGCTTGCCAATCACAGATGACAATGATCTTGTAATGATTGTCTATGCGTATCAACGATTGATCGACGAAGAAGATGGTTCAGAGGGCATTTACTGCACAGTATTCCATCCACAGACAGATGGATATGCCAAGCATGAGCTTCTTAATGGCTACGATGATTATCCATTTGTGGTAACTCGATTAGCTAACGATCAGAAGCGCATGTATGAAGTGCAGACATTCTCTGATATTCTTCGTGGGCCACAGATGCAAATCAAGACAGAGCGCGATAGTCGAATTGACCGCGCATCTCTTGCTACTTTGCCTCCTATTATGCACCCTGCTGGAAGACCGCCATCTGATTGGGGGCCTGGACGTAGAGTGCCATATCGTCGATTGGGTGAGATTGCTTTCGGACCTATTCCCCCACGGGATGACGGCTCTGTTGAGAGCGAGCTTTCCATGCGTGGACAAGCTGATCGTGCCATCGGATTAGACCTTACAAATCCGCTCTCATCGGCACGTCAGCAGTATTATATCGGCAAGTTCCTTGATCACGTTAAGGATGTGCTTACTATGGCATGGAAACTGTATCAGCGGATGGGGCCAGATGAAGTATTCTTCCAAGTAACTGGTAATCCCAACCCGCAGGTAATGACGAAGGGTAGCCCTGATGAGAACTTCTCAATTATGGTATCGTTTGATTCATTGTCTAGCGATCCAGAAACAGCAGAGACGCAGTTGAAAAACATGGTGTCACTTGTCCAGTTGGATCGTAATGGCATCCTCGATGTCAACAAGCTACTTGAGTTTGCCGCATCGTCGATCAATCCTATCTTTGCTGACTACGTTCTGCAACCAGTCGAGGAAGCTCAACAGAAGGTTCAGAAGAACGTCACAGATGACCTTGCGAAGATATTTGCTGGTATCGAAGTTCCCGCTCAACCGAATGGAGCGCAGATTGCAATGCAGATGGTTCAGGCTTACGTTCAGCAGCCCGATGTTGCAGCTAGAGCGCAGTCTGACGAGGCTTTTGCTGGTCGCTTGCAGAAATACGCATCTCAGTATCAATTCCAGCTACAACAGGCGCAGAACGCCGAGATTGGACGTATCGGAACAGCACCTGCCGAAATGGGCGGAATGACAACTCAAGGAATGGAACAATAATATGAAACAAGGACTGTACAGCAACATCAATGCTAAACGCAAACGGATTGCATCAGGGAGTGGAGAGAAGATGAACAAAGTTGGCAGCAAGAAAGCACCAACTGCGAAGGACTTCCGCGAATCAGCCAAAACAGCAAAGAAAAAGTAATGGAAAAGAGATTCACCAAGATCGTCACCAACCCTACAACTGGACGGAAGAAAACCGTCAAGTATGGGCAAGTAGGTAAAGCTGCTGACGGTGGTGATCGTATTCGCCCTGGCACTGCCAAAGGCTCAAGTTATTGCGCTAGAAGCTACGGGATTAAAAAAGGCTTGCCAGAAGCTAAGCAAAATGATCCTAATACGCCTAACAATTTAAGTCGAAAAAAATGGAAATGTTCGGGGAAAATCAGCAGGAAGTAAGAAATTCTGGAATTTACAGAATCACCTGTGTAGCTAATAACCATTTTTATTATGGGAGCAGTATTAATTTAAAGTCTAGGATCAAGAATCACCTTAGTAAACTCAGGGCTAAGTGTCATAGAAATAAAAGGCTTCAACGTATATTTGATAAATATGGAGAGTCATCACTGACATTTGAAGTCATAAAATACTGTGACCCAAGTTTTATTCTTGATGAAGAACAAGGGTATTTGGATGAAAACATTTCAAACGAAAACTGTGTTAATTTCTGCAAGAGTGCTAAGGCTCCAATGGCTGGATTGAGATTTTCTAACGAACATAAAAAGAAAATTTCAGAATCTCAAGTTAGGAACAAATACACTTTTTATTATGAGTGTGGTAAAATTGAATCATTTGATAGCCTGAAGCTAGCTGGAGATAGATTTGGAGTAAGAAGCTCAATTATATCTAAATGGTTTAAAAGAAAAAATCTAGGAAGAACACATGGAACACTTTGCTTATCAAACATTATAAAAGCTGAAAAGGTTGGTGATGAAAGTGTTACTCTTCTTCCTTGGGATTACAAACAGGAACCGTGGATAGTCGCTGGGGCAAAAAGCAGAAATGACTATTATCGGATCAAAAGCAAATCTATGAAGTAATGAGAGACTACAAAAAAGAGTATCAAGAATACCATGGCAAGCCTAAGCAAGTATCTCGCCGTGCTGGTCGTAATGCTGCGCGAGCGAAAGCAGTGAAGTCTGGGATGGCATGTAAAGGAGACGGAAAGGATATTCATCATAAGAACAATAATCCCAAGGATAACCGTGCTTGTAACATTGCATCTGTATCAGTAAGCAAGAACCGAGGGTTTCCACGAACATCAACCAACAAACCGAAAGGAAGACTAAAATGACACCAATACCTAAGCCAAGCATATCGCAAGCAGTCGAAGCTCTCTCTGATCGAGATGAGTTTAAGGCAATCATCCAATTCCTCTATGACGAGCGTGAGCGTTTCTTTGGAGACCTACGCCAGTGTGTAGAGGCAAACGAGGTAATGAAGATCGTAGGCAGCATTTCAACATTAGACGAACTTCTCATTCTTTTGAAAAAAGAGGCTTGACATTCATCAGCATTCCACTATTACTTCTTTGCTGTTTTGTTTTCAGCTTGTTTGTGTTCAAAGGGACTCGTAGGGTAGTAAAATACTCTACGAGTTTTCTTTTTGGATTAGTAAGTAGGTAAAAATTGCAGTTCATCAAGCATATCGCTTGGATCGTCATTTCCGTTTGCCATGTGCTGAATCCACAGTGCTGGGTCAATGGTTGCGGTGTGTTTCCATCCTGCTGCTAACAATTCTGTTTTTTGGATTTCATCTGCGGATAGGCATTTTATCACTCCATTCAGAGCGTAAACAAACAGCATTCGGTTTAGCTTAACCCACTCCATGTGCCTAGGTTTATTAGAGCCGTAATCTGGACTCCAATCTACGTGTCCTACTTGGAATTTATCGTTCATATTTTTGTGTTGCGGGGTTGGTTAAATCGAGCTAAGTATTCCTCTTTAAATAGTTCTATGGATGCGGCGGATTCACGCAAGGCTTCCGCTAGTGACGTTGAGCAATCAGCTACATTCCCGTCACTGCATAGGTTCTCAATGAGTTTAATTGTAAAATCTTCAAGTGACAAATTCCATCCATTTTCAAGTCCATTAGCTGAAATGTAAAATCCTTGATCGTCAGGATAATAAGCCACATGAAGATCCCCAAGGTCTTCGGTGTAAATCTCACATGATGCTTCTTCAAATTGAGAAGTAGCCTTTCTCATGGCTTCAATAGCCAATTCCATCTTATCAACGCGCTTAATAGCTTTTTTGTTTTTCATTGTGTTTGTTGTTTGTTGCGCGAGAATAATGTTATCTAATTTTAACTTGTGCAAGATAAATCATTGTAGTTTATTGTGCATGACTCACTTTATTCTGCTCAGGTTTAATCGGTAGCAGTATGCTCTGTCTTTGCGGCGTTTCCCGTTCCAGTATTTGCAGTTAAAACAACACCGCGCATCACTGCGTTCTGTTAAGTGGTTGGTCATTCTTTGTTGAAATATGT